TTAAAGGAGTTAATCAATGGATCCAAATGATATAACATTAGATAATCTAACTAAAAGTTTTGAATACACTAAGTTAGCAGGAGAAATAGATAGTTGTGATGATGTTGAGCGAATTAAAAATATTGCTAAGTGTTTTTGCAAACTTTATTATAAGCAACAGGAAACAATGTCAGCAATAGGTATTCCAAATGGCAACTAAAAACGTAACCTTTGATCCTGATGCTGGTGTACCAAAAGGTTTAAATCTAACCATGTACGGTGGTTCAGATTTTGAAGCTAATTTTGTTGTTAATACGACATCAAATGCTGCGTTTGATTTAACAAATTATAGTGGATCTGCTGCCATGTCTAAGAGTGTGGCAGTTGGAGCTACTCTTGGTATCACATCATCATTCACTGTTGGATTTACCAGTGCGTATGATGGAAAGTTGAAAATATCCTTAGATGCTGTCAATACAAGAGCAACATCAGAAGGCAGATATGTTTATGATGTTTTACTTAAACATGAAGTTGGTGGAGGATCAACTGTGCATCCTTTAATATCTGGTAATATATTAGTTGTTAATCCGGTTTCATCAGCACCATAAATATAGTTGAGGAATTAGTGTATACATGGCTCAACCAGCAAGTAGGTCGGACCTAATAAACTATTGTAAAAGACAACTGGGGGCACCAGTTTTAGAAATCAATGTTGCTGAGGAGCAAATTGATGATCTAATAGATGATGCATTGCAATATTTTCATGAAAGACACTTTGATGGTGTAACTCAGACGCTCTTAAAGTATAAGATAACAGAGGCAGATATTAATAGAGGAAGATCAAGAGGTAATAATCAGACAGTTGGAATCGTAACCACAACTGCTAATTCTACAATTGATGGATCTACAGTAACCTTCTCATTTGAAGAAAATAGTAATTATCTTCAGATTCCTCCAGAAGTTATTGGGATAACAAAGATCTTTAAATATGATGGTTCACAAACAGTGTCTAACAACATGTTTAGTGTGAAGTATCAAATGTTCTTGAATGATATTTACTATTATGGTTCCACTGAACTGTTGACATATTCAATGACAAAGAGATATTTGGAGGATATGGATTTTCTTCTGAATACTCAGAAGCAAATAAGATTTAATCAGAGACAAAATAGATTATATCTTGATGTTGATTGGGGAAGTGTCACAAAAGATAATTACCTAATCATTGACTGCTACAGATTACTAAATCCAAATGATTTTACAAAAGTTTGGAATGACTCTTTCTTGAAGAGATATGTTACTCAATTGATCAAACGTCAATGGGGACAAAACCTTATGAAGTTTCAGGGAGTAAAACTTCCAGGTGGAGTTGAACTTAACGGTAGACAGATTTACGATGATGCACAGAAAGAACTTGATGTAATCAGGGAGGTAATGTCCAACACTTACGAACTTCCTCCCTTAGATATGATCGGTTAAAATTATGCTGAATCCGTATTTTCAACAAGGATCAAGGTCTGAGCAAAATTTAGTTCAAGATCTAATCAACGAACAGTTGAGGATGTATGGTGTCGAAATACACTATCTTCCAAGGAAGTATTTGTCTGAAAATACTGTTATTAGAGAGGTAATACAATCTAAGTTTGATGATGCATATCCAATTGAGGCGTATGTAGACAATTTTGATGGATATGGAGATAATACAACAATACTTTCAAAGTTTGGTATTCAAGCAACGAATGAAATAACTTTGATTATTTCAAAGGAAAGATTTGAGACATATATTTCTCCTTTGATTAAGAATGAACAGGATATTAAATTATCAACCAGACCAAAAGAAGGAGATCTAATTTATTTTCCTCTTGGAGATCGTCTATTTGAAATTAAATTTGTAGAGCATGAAAAACCATTTTATCAGTTACAAAAAAACTATGTTTATGAACTGAGATGCGAACTCTTCCGTCTTGGTGATGAAGTTATTGATACTGGCATTGATGAGATTGATGACACTCTTACTGGTGGAGAGTCTGATGGACTTACTGAAGATGGAATCTCTACTCTGATAGGAGTATCTCAAACTCTAACTTTAGTTGGAACTGGAGTCACCGCTACTGCAGTAACAGGTATCGTTACTTCTGGTGGTCTCAGGTTGATCACAGTCACTAATAGAGGTGGAGGATATACAGGAGTACCAAGAATTGGAATATCTTCTGCACCAGCTGGTGGAGTTACTGGTATAGCCTCTGCTCGAATGATCGGAGGAATTGTTGTATGTAATCAAAGTGCTAATCCAAAATCAAGATCTGTTCAAGCAGTTGATATTGTAAATCCTGGTGCAGGATATACTGTAGCACCCGGTGTTAGATTTATTGGTGGTGGTGGAGCAGGTGCTGCAGCTACAACCAAGATTGGTGATGGTGTTGTTGGAGTCGTTACTCTTACAGATGCTGGTTCTGGATATACAACCTCACCAACGATTACCATTGATGTCCCTGGTGGAGCTGTAGCAACAGCAGCAACAACAGGAGTTGGTGGTACAATCTCTCTTACTATCACAAATGCGGGTATTTTCTATAGCACTGCACCAACAGTTACTATTAGTGGACCAATAGGAGTAGGTACAACTGCAACAGCGACGGCGACAATTGGAACCGCAGGAACTATTACTGCTTTGAATTTGACTAACGTTGGAAGTGGATATACAACGAATCCAACCGTCACTATCTCTAACCTTATTAGCGAAAAAGATTCTACTAAGGTAGTTTCTGCTGCTGCAACCGCTATTATAGGTTCTGGAGGAACTCTTACATCTATTAGATTTATTAACGCTGGTCTTGGATACAGCACCGCACCTACAATTACTGTCTCTGATCCAAATATGAGTTCTTCTGGAGATTTTGTGTTTAATGAAATTGTCACCGGATCTGTTAGTGGAACAACTGGTAGAGTTAGAACTTGGAACTCCTCTACAAATATTCTTGAAGTTGGTAATGTTAACGGAGAGTTTACTATTACAGAAAATATTGTTGGTTCAACATCAGGTGCAACACATGGATTGTTGTCGGCAAGTTTAGATCCTACCGACGATGGATTTGCGGACAATATTAATATTGAAATAGAAGCAGATTCTATATTAGACTTCTCTGAGCAGAACCCATTCGGTATTCCCTAAATAATCTTTATTATACCGAATAATATCTTAGGGATTCAAAATGTTTGAATATTTTTATAACGAGATATTGAGACGAACCATTATTTCTTTTGGTACTCTCTTTAACTCAATTACTGTTAAACAAACAAACTCTGATGATAATGTTGTCAGTGCTTTCAGAGTCCCTTTAGCATATGGTCCTACACAAAAATTTTTAGCAAGACTTGAGCAATCTGCTGATCTTAACAAATCAGTTGCAATGACATTACCAAGAATGTCATTTGAATTCACTGGATTAACATATGATCCATCAAGAAAAGTAAGCACAACTCAGCAGTATACTGTAAAAGATCCAGATGATGGATCAGAATCTAAAAAAGTATACATGCCAGTTCCATATAATATGCAATTTGAACTGAGCATTATGTCTAAATTAAATGATGATGCTCTACAAATTGTTGAACAAATTTTACCATATTTCCAACCAGCATATAGTTTAACTGTTCAACTTGTTGATTCTATTCAAGAGAAACGTGATATTCCAGTCATTTTGGAAAACATCACAATGCAAGATGATTATGAAGGAGATTATACTACAAGAAGAGTTCTTCTTTATACTCTAAGATTTACGGCAAAAACATATCTGTTTGGTCCAGTATCTTCGGCAACCAAAGATATTATCAAAAAGTCTACTGTCAGTTATCTTACTGGAACGGATATTACAAATACCGTCAGAGAAGTTACATACTCTACTGTACCAAGAGCTATTAAAAATTATACTGGTGATGCTACAACCACTCTTACTGCAGATATAACCAAGACTCTGAAAACGTTTGAAGTTGAGGATGTAAGTGGGTTGACTGCTAAGACTTATATAGATATTGAAGGTGAACAGATCTTCATCAAATCTATTACTGATAACAAGATTACTGTTCTCAGAGGTCAAGATGGTTCTACCGTCACTGAGCACCTCAGAGGAGCACCTGTACGTCTCATCACTACTACAGATAATGCGTTGATTGAAGAGGGTGATGACTTCGGATTTAGTGGTACTATCTCATAACAATGGCAAATAAATTTGACACACTAAATGACGAGTTCAATGTCGCAGGAGACATTGTGCAACCTGAAGTTATTGATAGAAAAATTGAAAAAATAAAAGAGACCTCTGATGATATCAAAAAAGACTATGACTATACAAGAGGTAATCTTTATAGCATAATTGAAAAGGGTCAAGAAGCAATAAATGGTATTCTTGAA